GCGGGGGATCAATGCTCGCATCGTAGAAGCGACCGGAAATTGGCCGAACGTGCATGGAGTGCCGGCGGATGCTATCGAAAGGATGCGGGCGCGCTGGGAACCTGTCGAAGGAGAACAGAAATGACTGACCGCTACGAACGCATCCGTGCCGCGCTGGCGACGGGGCCGACGCCGGGGCCGTGGGGGCTCACGGAGCTGCCGCGCGATATGCAGCGCGATGGCTACAAATTCTCTATCAGCCGCGGCGGTCTCGGTTGGTGGATCGCGAAAGTCACGCATGAAGCGAACGGCGGCAGCGGCGTCGCCAATGCCACCTACATCGCCGCCTGCGACCCCGACACCATCCAAGCGCTGCTGACCGAGCGAGATGCGCTGCGCGAGGCGCTGGAAGATATCCGGAGCCGAAGCTCTATTAATTTGGCGATGCCCCCACATCCGTTCTTACTCACCGCCAGGCTGGGCGAAATCTACCAGATCGCCGACTCCGCACTGTCGAAGGAGAACAGCGATGCACGCGCCGCGCTGGCGAAGGCGGAGGGACGCTAGATGTGCCTCGCCTCAATGACACCGCCGCGCGTCGACTCGATCACTGATGCGCATGCAACCGCGCAGGGCCGCTATCCGGCGCTTGTCGCTGGCGTGGTTCTCGTGGAGACGATCGAGGAAGCGAAAGAGATTTTGGAGGATGTGGCGTAATGGCTATCGAACACGACGAGATGATCCTGATGCACGCGCTAAACGCCCTCGACGTGAAAGACGATCCCGCGCGAGTCGCCACGCCCGACGAGTACCTGAACGCGAAGGACGATGATCGCCGCCGATGGTGCGACTTGTCGGAGCAGGAGCAGCGCCGAACGGTTCAGCACTACCTGAAGTGTCACGTGCTCAACGGCCAGGACTGGCTAAGCGATCTTTCGACGGATATCGACATGGACAGGCTGCTGCAGAACTTCGCGAACGGTGACGACGCGGAAAACGGGCGACTGATTCGCGACCTGTTCATGAAGATCGGCAACCACATCGAGGAAGACAGGAGCTACGTGCTGTGAGCGCAGACATCATCCGGCATCCGGGCGTTGTGGATCTGAGAAACGCACGCAACCGTGCGTGCTGGCTGGAGCGGTACTACAGCGGTGTTCACTACGCCGACCTGCGTACACCAGAGCTGTACCGACGAGGCGAGTGGATTGCGCTACAAGCGGCGTGGCTGCGGCGGGGTTATCGGCTTCTGGCTCGGCCCGAGCCTACCGAGCGGCCCAGGGCGAGCAGAGCAAAACTGTTCTTTGAACGAGAGAGGAAAGCATGATGAATGCCGTAGTGGAACGCGAGCCGGAGTCGCGCGCCGTCGCTGTGACGCCAATGCAGATGTTGCAAATCGCCGTCGAGCGCGGGGCCGACATGGCACAGCTTGAAAAGCTGATGGAACTGCAGGAGCGATGGCAGGCCAATCAGGCGCGCAAGGCATTCGACGAGGCCATTGCCGCCGCGAAGGCCAAGATCAAGCCTATCGTCAAGAAGCGCGAGGTGGACTTCACGACGGCGAAGGGTCGCACGAACTACCAGTACGAGGATCTGGCGATGATCGCCAGCGAGGTCGATCCGATCCTATCGGAGTTCGGCTTGTCCTACCGCTACCGCGCGAGGCAGGACGGCAACAAAGTTTCCGTGACCTGTGTCATCGCGCACCGCGAAGGGCACTCAGAGGAAACGACACTGACCGCGGTCAGTGACGAGAGCGGCAACAAGAACTCGATTCAGGCCATCGGCAGCGCCGTCACGTATCTACAGCGATATACGCTGAAGCTCGCGCTCGGTCTCGCAGCTGCGAAGGATGACGACGGCAACAGTATCGGCGGCCCCGAGAAGATCACCGAACAGCAAGCAGCCGACTTGAAAAAGCTCGCTGAGGAAGTCGGCGCGAACTTGGATCAATTCAAGCGATACCTGCGCGTTCAGGAGCTGAACGACCTGCCCGCCTCCAAGTACGCGGATGCGGTCGCGGCGCTCAACAAAAAGAGGCAAGCCAAATGATCGTCCAAGGCAGTCCTGAATGGTTCGCCGAGCGCGTAGGCAAAGTGACAGCCTCTCGCGTGGCAGATGTGATCGCACGCACGAAAAGCGGATGGGGCGCAAGCCGAGCGAATTACATGGCCGAGTTGATCGCCGAGCGGTTGACCGGCGCGAAGTCGGAAGGGTTCGTCAACGCAGCTATGCAACACGGGATCGACACCGAGCCACAGGCGCGCGATGCGTATTCGTTTTACGCGGGCGTCGAGGTTGAGCCGGTCGGGTTCATCGCGCACCCGACTATTCCGATGAGCGGCGCATCGCCCGATGGACTTGTCGGAAACGACGGACTCGTTGAAATCAAGTGCCCGAGCACGGCAACACACATTGACACGTTGCTCACCGGGAAGATCCCCGAGAAGTACATCACGCAGATGCAATGGCAAATGGCCTGCACTGGCCGGAAGTGGTGCGACTTCGTGAGCTTCGATCCGCGCATGCCGGAATCGATGCGGCTGTTCATCAAGCGAGTCGAGCGCGATGAGAAGCTGATTGCTTCGCTGGAAAAGGAAGTGGAGCTATTTCTCCGCGAGGTTGAGACGAAGGTTGCTGCCTTGCGCAGCATGTACGAGCCCGAACAGGAGGCCGCGTAATGCCCAATCTGAACAAGGTGATGTTGATAGGCCACCTCGGCGCGGACCCGGATGTGCGCTACATGCCGAACGGCAAGCCCGTTGCCAATCTGCGCATCGCCACTTCCGAGAAGTGGACGAAGGATGGTGAGAAGCAGGAGCGCACCGAATGGCACTCGGTTGTGATGTTCGACAGGTTGGGTGAGATCGCGGGCGAGTACCTGCGCAAAGGCTCGCAGGTCTACATCGAAGGCAAGCTGCAGACGCGCAAGTGGCAGGACAAGGACGGCAAGGACCGCTATACCACCGAGATCATCGCCCAGAGCATGCAGATGCTTGGCGGCAAGCCGCAGAGCGAACGTTCTCCGAGGCAGGAGCGCGAGCCTGAGCGGCACGCTGGCGAATTCGACGACGACATCTCCTTCGCTTTCGCATTTGCGACTCCGCTCAGCTCGATCCTGGCGGGGCTAGTGCTGGCTGGCCTAGTGATTGCCGCGTGATGAAAGAGCAGACCGTAATCATCCAGAAAGGCGGTTCGCTGTCCCGCATCGTCAGGCTGCTGTCTGCGCTGGTTAAAGAGATGCCGCTCAAGGTGACGATCGCCGAGTACAGGCGGACACGGACACTTGAGCAGAATGCCTATCTGTGGGGATGCGTATACCCGACGATCTTGCAGCATCTGCCCGGCTGGGATGCTGACGACGTACACGAATACCTGCTAGGTGAGTGGTCTGGTTGGCGGGTTATTGAGGGATTCGGACGCAAGCGAATGAAACCGCTTCGCCGCAGTTCAAAGCTCTCAACGGTCGAGTTTGCCGACTATATCGCGTTCATTCAGCGACGCATGGCGGAGCACGGCATTTACGTTCCGGATCCTGGCGAGGAGGCGCGTGCAGCATGACGCTACGCGAGGTCGCACGCGGCAAGCCTTGTTACCTCCGCCTGGAGGGCTGCACACATGACGCATCACAAACCGTGCTCGCGCACGTACGACGCGGTGGTATTGCTGGCGTTGGGCAGAAGCCACCGGATATCTGCGGCTTCCCCGCGTGCGATTGGTGTCACGGCGTATTCGACGGACGCTACAAGGCTCACGGCTATACACGCACGGAGCTGGATGCAGAAGCGCTTCGTGCACTGAGCCAGTGGCTCGCGTGGTTGTGGAGTCAGGAAATCATCATCGTGGTGGCGGCATGAGCAGCATCACCGACCAACCCACCCGGAGAAGGACCATGAAAGCAACGATGCATGATGACTTGATCGAGAGGCTGCGGTCTGAGGCGGAAATCAGCGACAGGCCGGGGCAATTTGACAGGCTTAACGCGATTGCTGACGAGTTAGCCGCCGCCCTCGAAGCGGCGCGGGAGGACGGCTGGCAGCCGATAGAGACGGCGCCCAATGAGGNGTGGTTCTTGGTCCACAGTGATCGAGGCTGGATCGGACTCGCTCGTCGCTCAGATCCTGACTATGCGCCCNATGAAGGTTGGTTTGAGGACGAGCACACCGAGTTTCTCGACCCAGCATGGCTTACACACTGGCGCCCGCTCCCCGCACCACCCGCCATCGACCGGGCGCGCAGGAAGGGTGGGAAGGAGGCCGGCAATGACTGACCACCAAAGCACGCACGGCAACGACTGCTGGAGCTGGGGGCCGAAGCACTATGAGTGCGCCGTAGCCGAAATTGAGCGGCTGCGCGAACAGCTACGCCTCGCGACCGTTGACCAAGCTACCGCGGAGGCCGAAGCGAGCGACGCACACGCTGAGAACAAGCGGCTGCG